GACTACTGCCGTCGAGACACGTCGCATCACCGTCAACGAGTTTGAGTTACGCGACCTCGGCGAAGGTGACGGGATGGCTTTCACGGGCTACGCTGCCGTGTTCAATTCTGATTCTGAGCCGTTGCCGTTCATTGAGCGGATCGCTCCGGGCGCGTTTGCTAATTCGCTGGGATCGCGTAACGAGATCAAGATGTTTGTGAACCACGACACGACGCGCGTGCTGGCGTCGAAGCGCGCGGGTACCCTGCGTCTGTCGGAGGATTCTCACGGCTTGCGCGTTGAGGCTGATCTTCCAGAAACGACGGACGGCAAGGATCTTGCCTACCTGATTCGTCGGGGAGATGTTGACTCGATGTCGTTTGGCTTCAGCGTTCCGAGCGGTGGCGATACGTGGTCGCCGGATGGTGCGACGCGCGAACTGCGCGAGGTGCGTCTGCATGAGGTGTCGATCGTGACGGCCTTCCCGGCCTACGGAGCGACGACCGCCGGCGTGCGTAGCCTCGACAACCTCGCCGCCGCTACTGGTGCCGACGCTGGTCTGCTCGACGCGGCGATCACGAAACTCGAAGCCGGCGAAACGCTTGACGACGACGCGGCGATGCTGATCGAGTCGGTCGTGCAGAAGTTGCGCGCCGACACTTCGATCGGTGATGAGGCGAAGGCTTCGCTGGACATGAAGCGCAAGCAACTTGATCTTTTGTTCTCGCGCGTCTAGACGTACTTTCGCGCTGTTACCATTGGGGTTGTCTGATCTGCGGAGCCGCGGCAGGCGCATCCGATGCGGAGCCGCTCGGAACATCCGTTAGACCACACTTTTGATTCTTGAAAGGATCACCCTGATGTCCGAATACCTGAAGCGCCAGACCGAACTGCGCGCAACTGCATGGGAAGAGGCCAAGCACCTGCTCGACGCAGCTGCCGCCGAGTCTCGCGACCTGACCGCCGAGGAGAACGTGATTTATGATCGCATCTCCGAGGACATGGACAACCGCGCTCGCGTCATCGAGCAGATCACGAAGGACGAAGAGCGCGCCCAGCGCCTCGACGTTGCTGCTGCCAGCGTCCGCACGGACGAGGTTGCCCCTGCTGACGACGACGATGCTGAGGCTATCCGTAGCCTTGCTCGCGGCGAGATTCGTTCGCTTGAGTTTGAGAAGCGCGACGTTCTGAAGACGAATACTGGAGCGCCAGTAGCAACTTCGTTTTATGATCAGATCATTCTCAAGGCTCGCCTTGTTGGTCCGATGCTCACCACCTCGACAGTCCTGACGACTGCCGGCGGCGAGAACCTCCAGATCCCTCGCGTCAACACCTACTCGGCTGCAACGATTGCTACTGAAGCCGCGGCCATTGGCGAGAGCGATCCTGCATTCTCGGCATTCATCACGATGAGCGCGTTCAAGTTTTCGTATCTCGTGCAGGTTTCGCGTGAGATGATCGAAGACTCCGGCGTCGACATCCTCGGCTTCCTTGCCGACCAGGTTGGACAAGGCATTGGCTTCAACGTCAATGCGGCCTTGACAACTGGCACGGCCACGACGCAGCCGAACGGTATCGTTACCGCTTCGACCCTCGGCGTTACTGGTGGCACGGGTACTTCTGGTGCATTCACCGCCGACAACCTGATCGATCTGGCCTACTCGGTTGACGGCGCTGCGCGCATGTTGCCGGGTGCCGGCTACATGATGAACGGCAAGTCCATCGGTGCTGTCAGGAAGCTCAAAGATACGGCCGGGAATTACGTTTTCGCGCCTCGCCTCAATGAGAACACCCCCGACACGCTGCTCGGCTTCCCGCTCTACGAGAACCCAGCAATGGCTGATGCCGGTACTGCGGCCAAGAGCGTCATCTTTGGCCATCTTCCCAGCTACTACGTTCGTCAGGTCGGCGGCATTCGTGTCGATTCTTCGAGTGACTTCGCGTTCTCGACGGATCTGGTCACGCTCCGCACGATCCTTCGCGTGGACGGCAACTTGCCGCAGGTCAGTCACGTCAACCACTTCATCGGTGGCGCATCCTGATCGATAGGTAGAATGGTGGCTACCCGGCAGATCGTTTGTCGGGTAGCCACTATTTTTTTTGGACGGGGGAGTATGTCGAATCGCGCGACGCGACGCCAACAGGCGAAGCACACAAAGCCACCAGCACCACCACAAGCCGAGGGCGTGACGCGGCAGCGCGTGCTTTGGGCCTCGAACGCTCCATTTTCTGCTACAGGCTACGGCGTCCAGACGGCGCAGGTTGTTCAGCGCCTAACGCGCGATCAGCACGAAGTAGCAATCGCGTGCAACTATGGCTTGCAGGGCGCGGAGACTACTTGGAATGGTGGGGTAAAGCTGTATCCATGCGGGATCTCCGGTTATAGCGATGATATCTTGAACGCGCACGCGCAGCATTGGGCGCACGGGACCGAGCTCCCCAGCCTGGTCGTGATCTTGTTTGACGTGTGGGCGCTAGAGAATCCGGGCATAAAGCAGATCCCGAAGATCGCCGCGTGGGCGCCAATCGATCACCAGCCAGCACCGCCGAAGGTGCTGCAATGGTTGAAGCGTCCGAACGTCAAGCCGATCGCGATGAGCCGATTTGCCGAGCGGATGATGGCGGACGATGGCATCGAGTCGATCTATGTTCCGCACGCTGTCGAGCCGGTCTTCAAGCCGACACCATCATTCGCCGATGCGGATGGCACCCTTGTCACGGGTCATGAACTGATGGGCGTCAAGTCTGATCGCTTCGTGGTGATGATGAACTCCGCGAATAAGGGCAGGACGCCAGTCCGCAAGTGCTTCGGCGAGAACCTGTTGGCGTTCTCAATCTTCGCCGCCAATCATCCTGATGCGATCCTTTACCTTCACACCGAGGCGTCGGCGATTGCGACTGGCGTAGACTTGCGCGCCCTGATTCGCGGGTGCGGTATCCCGGAGAATCAGGTCTGCTTTGTCGACCAGTACCTCTATCGGATGAACCTGCCACAGCAGGCGCTAGCGTCGCTCTACAGCGCCGCCGACGTGTTGCTGGCTACATCGGCTGGCGAGGGCTTCGGTGTGCCTGTAGTCGAGGCGCAGGCCTGTGGCACAAGAGTGATAGTTTCTGACTGGACAGCCCAATCGGAATTGGTTGGCGATGGATGGGCGGTCGAGGTACAGCCGCTCTGGGACCCGTACCAAGACGCGTGGTTCGCCACCCCAATGATCCCGCGGATCGTTGACGCGCTAGAGGAAGCGTACGCTGCCGAGCGCGGACCGAGCCAGCAGGCGGTCGACTTCGCTGCCGACTACGATGCGGATGTTGTCTACGCAAACTATTGGCGTCCCGCGTTGGAGCAGCTTGCCGCGTGGGATCCAGCCGCGGCATGAGCCGACTAGCGACCGTCATCATCCCGGTCTTGAACCGGTACGACCTGCTGGAGCGTGCGATCGGCAGCCTCGGCGAAGTCGAGCGGCTAATCATTATCGACAATGGCGATGGAATCGGTGACGATGATCTACGAATGTGGCAGACCGAAGGGCAGATGGAAGGCATTGATAAGACGTATCTGCTGACGATGCCGTCAAACCTCGGCGTTGCGACGAGTTGGAATCTAGGGATAAAGGCGACACCAGAATCGGACGGCTGGTTGCTGCTGAACTCGGACGCGTACTTCACGGATGGCGGGTTCTCGGTGTTCGCCGGCGAGACTGACGGAGTAGACGTTCTCCAAGCCGGCAACCCTCGATGGTGCTGCACTTGGATCAGCAGCCGAGCCATTGCCGAGGTCGGCTTGTTCTGCGAGCGATTCTACCCAGCGTACTGCGAAGACATGGACTGGCAGCGACGCGCGCAAGTCTGCGGCATCGGCTTCGCCGGATCGTCGGCTCACGTTCAGCACGACAACTCCAGCACCATCGAAGCGTCCCCGCATCTGAAGGCGCACAATGCGCGAACACACGCAGCGAACGCCGGTTACTTTGAGGAACGCTGGGACGGTCTTGCCGATAACGAGTTGCCGCGCGATGCTGACTGGCGGTTATCGACGAGGCTCGCGAACTCATGGCATAACGGCCGCGGCGAGTGACCACTTTCCCAAATATCGAAGCGATCCTCGGACGGCCAGAGCATCCACCAGAGATAGATACTCCGCTGCATGAGTTGCAAAGGCACCGCGTACTTGTCACCGGGGCGGATGGCAGCATCGGATCGGCGATCACCATGCTGCTCAATGATTGCGGTGTGTCTACGATCGGAACAGACATCGGCGATTGTGACGTGACGAACCGCACGATGCTCGACGATGTGATGGCGCGGGTCAAGCCCACGCTGGTATTCCACCTTGCGGGTGCCAAGCACGCGCCAGACGGAGAGATCGACCCACTCGACGCAGCAACCATAAACATCACTGGCACCGCGAATGTAGTCCGCTCGACCAGCGCGCGCGTAATCACCGCCAGCACATGCAAATCGTGCGACCCGGAAACGGCATATGGGGCAACTAAGCTAGTTGCTGAGCGCATAACCCTCAACGCCGGCGGCAGCGTGGCGCGTTTTTACAACGTACCCGAGTCGTCCGGCAACGTGTTTGAGATATGGAAGGCGCTGCCAGAGACCGATCCGATCCCGGGGACAATGTGCGAGCGCTCCTTTGTTTCGCTCAACGAGGCTC